TTGCCACCAACACGCTCAGTGCCTCGATCAGCGCATTGGCCGGCAAATGCACGATGGTCGGCATGATCGATGGCTACTTCCTGTCGTTCGACAGTGCCGACTCGAAGTTTTACATCAGCGGCCTGAACGACGGCACGACCTGGGACGCGACACAGTACGCCCAGCGCAGCATCGCCCCCGACCCCTGGAAAGCCATGGTCGTGGACGGCAATCGCCAGATTTGGCTGATTGGCGAGCAGACGGGTGAGGTCTGGTACGACGCAGGGACGAGTCCGTTCCCGTTTGCCCCCGTGCCGGGGTCGGTCTTTGGATACGGCACCACGGCTCCCTATTCGGTGAAGCTCGCTGCCGACAGGATGATCTGGTTGTCTCAGACAGCAGATGGAGCGGGGATTGTCGTCGCCGCCACCGGCCTGGAGCCAGAACGGATCAGCACCTACGCCGTCGAGACGGCCATTGCCGGGTATGCACGCACGAGTAAAATCACTGACGCCGAAGCGGTGGCCTACAGTGACCAGGGGCATACGTTTTACTGCCTGACGTTCCCAGCGGCCAACGCGACCTGGGTCTTTGACCTCTCGACCGGGCTCTGGCACGAACGTGGCGTGTGGGACATCGGGAGTGGGAGTTATGACTTCTGGGGTCCGCGCAGCCATTGCTATGCGTTCGGACAGCACCTCGTCGCGGATCGCAAGACGGGCCTGATCTGCACGATGGACACGTCGTATACCACGGAGTGTAACGGCGACCTGATTCGCCGGCTGCGGGTACCACCACCGCTGTGGCTCGATGCGACGAATGTGCGACGGCTGTTTGTGTCCCGACTGGAACTGCTGCTGGAGGTCGGTCTTGGCACGTCCACCGGACAGGGCGTGGACCCACAGGTCATGATGCGGACGAGCACCGACCTGAAAACCTGGAGCAATACGCAGCTTGCCGCAGCAGGGCCAGAGGGGTCGTTTGGGACCAGAGTCTATTGGACACGCTTGGCGAGTTCGGATCGCGTGTGGGTGCCTGAGATTACGGTCTCTGATCCGATTCCGTGGAGGATCGTCGGGGCCGATGTCGAGGGCCGACATATTCAAGGGCAAGGCGCATGAATGCTCACGATATCCCCGACACCACAGATCGTTGTCGAAACACCGGTCGTGGAGAACCGGATCTCAGGTCGCGTCACGCGGGTGATGCGGTACTGGTTGCTGTCGATGGTGGACCGGCTGAACGCGACACCGCATCTGCTGGACACCGTGCAGGCGTCCACGCAGGCGGCGTCGATCAGCGCGACCGACTTCGCGATTCTGTCGGTGTCACCGGGCATGTACCGGCTCTCGATGGGAGCCAGGATTTCCCGAGCGGCGACGACCAGTTCGTCCCTGATCGTGACGTTCGGGTGGGTCTCGTCGGCAGTCGCTTGCACGACCAGCAGCACGGCGATGACGGGCAACACGACCGCGACGGTGGGAAGCCTGACAGTGCTGGTGCGCGTGGACGAGGCGACCGCGATCACCTATGCGACGACGTATGCCAGTGCGGGGGGCACGACGATGCAATACAGCCTGGACGTGTGCTGCGAACAGATCGTGTAATACGACCGGCCACGCATGAGGATGTGCCGGCCCTGGTCGTGATGGGGCAGCAATTTGTCCAGACAGCGATGTATCGGGATGTTCTACAGGAGAACCCCGAGCAGATGGCGATTGTCGCGGGGAATTTGATCGACCATGAGTCCGGTGCAATTCTGGTCCTTGAGCGAGATGGCATTCTGGTGGGGATGATCGGACTCGTCTGCACCCTGCATTTCCTCTCTGGTGAAATGTATGCCGGTGAGGTGTTCTGGTGGGTCACGCCGGGTCAGCGAGGTGACGGGGTCCGTCTCCTGCGTGCGGCTGAATCGTGGGCCATCGAGCATGGGGCCAAGGCGCTCCAAATGATCGCCCCCACCGAGCGCGTCGGACAGTTCTACGACCGCATGGGATTCACTCGGACGGAAATCTCCTACCAGAAGGAGTTAGGCGCATGAGATTGCATTTTTATCATGCGTAGATTAGGAGCAGAAAGATGATTGGAGTAGGGACGGCTATCGCTGGAATCGCTGGTGGTCTTGGCTCAATCGGCGCTGCCAAGATGCAGAGCGGTGCGGCCGGTCGAGGCGCACGACTCCAAACCGACGCGGCCAATCGGGCCGCTGAATTGCAGAGTCAGACGGCGGCTGACCAACTGGCCTACGTCAGAAACCAAGCACGCATGGACCGAGAGTCCCAGCGATGGGCGGATCGACAGAATTACGGTCTGTCGAGAGCCGAGGGCATGAATGCGTTCAACCGATTCGGAGACACCGCGACCAACCGGCGAGCGGAGCTTGTATCGGCTGGCCTCACCGAGGACAAGCGGTATGGGGCGACACAGAACCAACTGAACACCATGCGTGCGCTGATGGGGATGCCGAATAAAGAACTGGTGTCGTATGTCGAGCCGGACGCGTTGCGCTTGACTGCGCCGACGCTGCCGGAATACGTGGAAGATCCCACGCAATACACCGTCGATGACGTGGACGTGGTCCCGACGACCAGCGTCCGTCGACGGGGATAAACACGGGAAGACGAAGCGCCTGACGAGATCAACTAGGAGAAACGCTATGGCGAGTAACAATCGGGATCAGTTACGGAAAGCGTACTGGGAATATCTCGGTCGAGGGGCAGAAGACTCGGAAATAGATAACTGGATGTCGGGTAAATACGGAGGCGGCGGGATCGATGACTGGTTGAATGCGATTCAAAACTCTGGAGAGGCAAAACACTACACGAGCAACGTACAGAAGTTACAGGCCGCGTACAGTCGATATCTCGGTCGCCCGGCCAGCGACGAAGATATTGATGGATGGGTGTCGGGTGGATACGGCGGCGGCGGAATTGATGACTGGTTGAATCAAATCCAAAACTCTGGAGAGGCTCAAAGACATGCAAAGGGTCCACCTCCGGCACCATCACCACGTCCTGCACCGACACCACCGCCGCCACCTCCGACGACAACGCCGCCCGTGCCGAGTACGAAGGTGGCTACTATTCCTACTGGTGAAACTGGAGGCGCTGAAGATGAGTACAACCCAGTCATGGGAAACATCGTTCCACCAGTACAGACACCACCGACGGCGGCAATAGAACCGGCAGGAAAGGCCGTGGCGAGCAATAATGATCGGGCCGCAATACGTCAGGCATACAGGGACTATCTTGGGCGTGACGCGTCAGAGGATGAGATAGAGGGATGGGTGTCAGGTGGATACGGCGGCAGCGGGATCAATGACTGGTTGAATCAAATCCAAAACTCTGGAGAGGCGAAAGACTACGCGGCAAGGGCGAAAGGAAATGACCAGGGAGGAACAAACACGTCTCCTCCTACTGGTGAAACTGGAGGCGCTGAAGATGAGTCCGACCCAGACATCCCAAAATCTGGACCTCCCCCAGAGGATCCTTCGACTCCGAATACCGAAGTCATCGACCATGACTACGAAGACGCTGTAGAGCAGTTACGGGCCGCGTATCGCACGCATATCGGTCGAGAGGCCAGTAACGATGAGATTCAGGGCTGGTGGTCCGGCAATTACGGATGGGGACAAAAGGGGTTTGGGGGGCTTGAAGGCTGGCTGCGCGGCATCAAGACTGAGGGAGACCGTCTGAAAGGACTCAACACAGGAACAAATAATGAAGGCACGGGCGTACCAGCGAGAAAAGGCCGAGCCCCGGATGGGTGGGACCAGACGAAGTGGGACGACCCGACCCATCAGACGACCAAATACGATGTAGCCGCGTTTCTCTACGACGTCACGGAACCGTCTGAGGTGAAGCAAATTGTTGAGAGCGCCGCGTTTCAGGAGCGGTTCCCCGGCGCGACCTTCAACGGCAAAGACAAGATCGATTTCGGGGACAACCTTGAAGATGGCGTCCCGGTCGGCATAATTGACGTGCTCATGCAGGCCGACGAGGGACGGAACACCTCTGCGGGATTGTGGTGGGGAGATACCGGCAACGACCCGGCACCAGGATCGGACGGCACTCAGACACGCGTGCCAGGGGGTCCGATTGAGGGAGTAAACGAACAGGGAGTAAACGAACAGGGAGAAAACAAACAAGATGGAACAGAGGATGGGA